ACAATCAACAGTGATTAACCTTGGCAGGTGAAAGCAGAAAGGAGTTGTATCTAAACTACCCAAAAGGTAGCATGATACTATGCGCTTGGGCCACTTCTTTCATATTCCTGGACCGCTTAAAACTTTATTTTAACTAAAGATGAAAGCAAAAGTGTCCAAGCACGTATTGGTGATAATACTCTTATTCTGCTGTAATATGCAGATGTCTGACGTTCGCAAGACAGATGACAAGGGAAATGATTACTATCTAACTAACAGGAGGCATCTTGTGAATCCTTTGCAGGGAAGTTGGTAGGAAAAGGAACCTATGAGCCAATATGTAGTGGTCAGACAGAAACCTATTCTGTTGAGTATGTCGTGTACTGTTAGTAATAGCAGTGTGTGTAAGATGACGAAAGTTGTCAGAATCACGATATGAAAGGTCAACACTCAGCCTTTCTTTTTATTAATGCACCATTCCTGATTCCCAAGGTCAGGCAGTTGTAATTCTTAATTAGTACAAGCAAGTACTCAGTCTATCCCTTAATCCGTAAAGCAGCAATCACTGTAGGATGCAAGATAGATATTATGCTGTGCGGATTACAACTGAGTGCAGAGGGGTAACTCGTTTGAGCGAGTATAAACAGGTGCTTAGGCTCAAAGTGTTGTAGAAATACAGGTGCACTGCATGAAGTTTGTAGGGTATACGCCAGTCGTGCGAACCTTATAGGAGTGATATCCTAACGCCATATGAAGTATAGTAGTATGGCGTTGAACATATCATAACTCGTAATGTAATCAACTTAATTTTTTTGTATATGAAAGTATTAGTAAATAAGTGCTATGGTGGGTATGGAACGTCTAAAGAAGCTGGTCTTGAATGGTTAAAAAGAACAGGTGCAGTTTATACTGTTCTTGAAGACAGTTATCATCTTATAGTAGAAATAGATGGTGAAAGACATTACATGGACCAATTAGACAGAACTGATCCTGTGTTGATAGAGATTTTTGAGGAGTTTGGGAGTGAGTTTACATCAGGCATGCATGCAGAATTAGAAATCCAAGAGATTCCTGATGGATGTGAGTATGAGATTGGAGAGTATGATGGAACTGAATGGATTGATGAGACATGGATCAATGTCACAGTAGAAGAACTGAAGACTGGTTTGTCAGAAGACAGACTAGCTCTTGCTCAGCGTGTTTCTTGCATAAGAATCGCGTATGAGCCTGAAGATACAATGCAATAACCGTGGGAAGTTAAAGCAGAAGGAGGAGTGTGTAATGCATTCCTCCTTTTTTTAGTAATCAATTTAAATTTTTATACATGTCAGATAATTTTATCAGGTACTTTAATAAATTTATGGATAACTGTATGTTACCTAAAATAAATCCATTTATAGCATGCAGTATTGCTGTTGTAAGTGGTATACTTCTTGAATCTCTTATAGGAACGTGGGCAATAATACCTACATTTTATTTGTTATTGTGGTACTTTGAATGCACTGAAAATTAATTTAATAACTAACATATGGATCATCCTTTTGTGCAACTTTCTTTATTTGTAATTAGTTTAATAGGCAGTTTGGCTTTATTAAATTGGTTATTTTTATAACAAGTTTTTTAATTAAATATGCAGAAGTTACACTTTGCCACAAGAGTTCAAGCGAAACTTGTACCAAAGTCTGATGCATCTAATGCTGCTAATAATCTTCGTCAGGAGTTAAGCACACTTATCAATAAGAACAGAGTTAATATTGATAGAAGTGTGTTTAGAAAAACTGAGCAAGAGAAATTAGAGTTGAAGATTGCAAAGGCTAAGTACAAGGCTAGTATTAAGTAATTCTTGTTAGAAAAATCCTACTAAAAAGGTTGGCTGGAGCTTAGATAACCATAAGGCTCCATTTTTTGTTTGATGTCCTGAGCTAAAGTAGCTCACTCTCCGCTGTAATAGGGTGTCTTGTGATGCCCTATTATAGTTTTATTCACTTTTTTATTTATCAATTATGAACAGAATTTTAGAATTAATTAATCAAAGATTAGAAGTTTTGCGAAAAGAAAACAAGTATGGTACACAAGAGTATTATGACTTGGTACTCTTAAGAGAAAAACACAATTAATCAATATTGTGAATGCAAAATTAACTGATAGAATTGTCATGAGTAGTGTATTGGATCAAATTAGTAGAAATACATGGATAATTAGATACACTACTTATGATGGTTTGACAGAGAACATTGGTGCACAAGACAGAATAAGCACTCAAGTTCTTGAAATTGATAACATTGATGAAATTCCTCCTGATGTTTTACATACAAACAGAGGTGAAATAGTCAGTGGTGAGTTATTAAGTAATGGCAAATTTAAATACAATTGGATATGAAGTTATTGACAATTTTTTTAGTGGTCCTGTTAAGTGGTTCCTGTGCAATAAGCCAAAAGACTTATACAAAGAAATTTACTGATCGTGACAAAAGATTTATTAAAAACGTTTCAAACATTGTAAAGGAAAAACCTATACATGTTATAAAGCGTAAAATTGATAGCCATATAATACTAGAATTTAAAACTCAAATTTGGGTTTTGACACCTACAGGCTATGTGGATACAATCTATGAGTTGCGTGATGGTGAATGGTTTGATTATGGATCTGAAGAAGACGCATACTAATGAATAGTTTGTGCACAACATGCTTGTCAACATCAAGCTTAACATGTGGTATCTGTATAGATGGACATGAAGAACGTAATGCTAAAGTAGTATTACAAGGAAGTATCAATTCAACTAAACCAAAAAACTTATGGCAATTAACTTCAAAAAAAAATCAAAAGGACATGAAAAAGTTTAGTTTATTGAATTTATTGAAAAACAATAGATAGTATTTACAGTGGTTGTAAAACCATTAGATGGGCGTATGCATTGTCGTGTACGCCCATTTTTATGGATTATAACCATTATTGTTAAACCTTTTTAATTTTTAAATATGCGTAAATTAGAATTAATTATTGCAATTGTAATGACAATATGCACTTTTGTCTCTTTTGTGACTTTATTTTTTTGTCAAGAAAGTTTTGATTTAATGATGACAACTATTGCATTTATGCTTTCAGCAGCAACTGGGTTATTATCATTGGCAGCTTATAATACAAGTAAATATTAACTCTTTAAATTTTACAACCATGAGTTTAAGTAGTAGAATTAATGAACTTAAAGAAAAGCGCGAGCATTATGAAATGGAACTTGACACATTGCATATGTCAGAACCAAGTGAAAGATGGTACAAGGAACGTAGATATGAAATTGAATCACAAATTGCTATGATAGATTCAGCAATTGATGATTTAGAAAATGAACAACGTATGATGCGTCCTTTTTTCTGGACAACTGTAGGTTTTGTAATAGCTGTGTGTGGAATGTTGCTTTATTATTTGGTAAAAACTAAAATGTAATATTATGAATCAAAATGATAAACTTATAACATCAGTGTTAGGTTTTGATTTCAATACACGTGTCACATATACTGATGAAAATGGTGAAGAAAAAGAACTTTGTAAAGGTTACAAAAGCATACCATATACTGGTGATGAAAAAGCAAAAATTGGAATAATGATGAATTCTTATAATAAGTTTTTTACAAATTTTAATCACAAGCTTTTAAATAAAATAAGAGATTATAAATCTAAAAACTTGTAGTTATGGGACGTATGAAAGAACTATTTATGGAAATGCAAGAACGTGAACTTGAAAACATGCCATTACATGAATATTTAGCAATGAGAAATCATGAAAGAGCAATGCAGCAACCTCATCCTGACCCAGAAAGCGAGTTAGGTGATGAATATTGGCAAGAAAAAGCAGATATGCAAGCAATGTACGAGAAGGACATTGAAGATGAAATGAAGCGAGAAGCTGAATTGCCAATAAACAAGAGAGTTCCTCCATGTGCAGGACATGATTTTCAACAACAAGATTGATAATGGTTTTTATTTATTTATTCATTGCGTTTACATATGTATTTAACGCACATATGATTTACAATTATTCTAAAGATACAGGTGTATTTGCTGTTATAGATTTAGTACACCTGATCTTTAGTCCAGTGACAATTTTTAATGTGGTTGTGCTTAAAGCATTATCTCACATTTTACCTCTTGATTATCCTTTGTGGACAAGAGATGATGATTAAAATAACGCACAGCGTTTTAGTATTAACCTTTTTATTTTTTTCTTATGCAAAATTATGCATCAATTACAGCCACTGCGCAAGGTTACATTACTTATGATTCAAATGGCAAAGCCAAAATGTATAGGTATGACAAACTTGTGCAAAACAAGATTACTCAATCTAACAGAGTTAAAGTAACTCAAGATGAGATTGAGAAAATACATCTCAACATGGTTCAGCGTAACATGTATCGTAGACTAATGTATGGTCTTAAAGAGTATACACCTGAACAAGTTGCAAGTTTTTCTCCTAGCACACTTAGTAGAATTGTTGCAGACTACAAGAAAGCAAAGCAGTATTTGCATATTCTTAAAGCAAAGAAGTTGTTTGGCCCTGAAACTAAAATTATCAATGCTATTTTTCCACACGCCAAAATTGGTGAGAAAGACTTTGATTGGTTTATTGATTTGCCAAAGTCAGCAACTTTGCGTAACTTAGGTATAAGTACACGCGAGGTGATAGATGAGTTTGTAAGACGTAAGCTATTGCCAAAGAATTTCTTTAGTTTAGAAACAGAAATACAACTGCCATGAGTGAAAATGTAAACAATTATCAAGGTTTGAGCAATGAAGAAATCATTATGATTTACTATCGTTTTGACAAATACTTGACAGGAATGAACGCTAATCTTGATAAGAACATGATTAGTAAAAGTGTTGATACGCCATTTGGTAATGGTATAGCAATGATTAGCGTTCCAGCTGAGCATGTAGAAAAGTTCAAGCAAACACAGTACTATGAGCTGTTAAATTCCATAGTGGCTAAGCTAAAGCCAATTGTTGAGTTACTAGAAGATTGTGACCCAATAATGAAAGAGTTAGCTGAAGAAGTTAAATAATTAAATATTGCGTGTATGTCTAAACATGATTCAATGTTAGTGGATCTTCGTGAATTTTTTGAAGAAGAAAACAATGGTAAAAATTACTTTTCTCACATGGTTATTGCCATGGAGGTAAGTGAAAATGGCACACCAATAGGTGCTGCTGTTAAAATGAAATGCTCTCCAATCTTAGCGCTTGGTGTTATTGATTTACTGCATGAGAAGCTGAATGAAGCTCGTAAACAAGTTATTGAAGAACTTGAGAGCTATGAGAAAGAAAACATGTCAGAACAGTCAAATAAACAATCTAATTTTGCTAATTCTTTTGAAGATGTAATTAAAAAAGCAATGTCTTCTATATCTGATGAAGATAAAGAGTTTTTTTGCAGACTGTCAAAAGCGTGCAATGAATGCAATCATAAATGATGATGAGGAAACATTAAAATCTATTGTCAATGAAATGCGTGAGTACGTAGAGAAAAAGACAAAAAATAATGATTCATCTGATGATTTCAACATAGAAGACTTCAAAGGAGGATTCTGACAATCTAATTAACTCTTAAGAGTGTTTTGACAATTTACAGCAAAGTGCTGTACTGAATTTTTATTAATCTTTTTTATACAAAGAACAATGATCCTATTGCAAACAAAAATTGAGGGTACAAGTTACCAGTTAACAACATTGCCTGGTCAGGCATTTGAGAAAAAACTTACAAGAAGCATAGAGGACCTGAAAATTACAGGTCCTATTGCTGAATTTGCTAAGTTTCCACTTGGAACTGTATTTATTGCAGATAAGTATGAGTTCCCTGAAGATGACCATTTACACATTGTCTCAGATACAGTTACAGGACTGTTTTTCAATAGCAGTGTGTTTCCTATCTCTGCGCTTGGCGAAGAGAAAATTCAAGAAGTTTGTGACTTTACTATTGATTATATGATTGATAGTGGACGTTATGACTTGGAGAAAGAAGTTCAACCACTTGCTAACCAATTTGCATCTTATGGTTACAATTTTGACTGGGATGCTAAAGTTACTCCTAAACCTATAGAAGAAGGTTCAATGCCTGCAGGTACAAATATCAAACGTACCATTGCTGCGCATTATCCTGTGCCAAAACGTGAAGATTGTGGATTCCATATTGATCCAGACATTTGGTTCTTGATGGTGCGTAATGTGTTACGTGGCGAGAATACTTTGTTAGTAGGACCAACAGGTTCAGGTAAGACAGAGATTCTTGTCCATTTGGCCAAAGCTATGGGTAAAGAATTGTATACCCAAGACATGGGTACTGTTCAAGATGCTCAGTCTGCATTGTTAGGTGTTCACCGCATCAACAAAGAAGGTCACTCTGCATTTGATTATGCTCCATTTGTTGGACATATCAAGTCTGGTGGTATTGTTTTGTTAGATGAGTTGAATCGTGCACCTCTTGCAGCTAATAACATCTTGTTTCCATGCTTGGACAAAAGACGTTATTTACCAATTGATGTCGCTTGCGATGAAGGAGATAGAACTGTTTCTGTAGCAGAAGGAACTGTCTTCTTTGCAACTGCTAACCTTGGTTCTGAGTATTCTGGTACTCAAGCTATAGATAGAGCGCTTTTAGATCGCTTCTTTCCAATTGAGCTTGACTATCCAAAACTTGAGGATGAGGTTAAAATCTTGATGCTACGTACTGGCGTTGACGAGAAAGTTGCAACAGCAATCGTCAAAGTATCTAATGAGATACGCAAGCAGTACAAAGAGCAGGAGTTATCTTCTGCGATTTCAGTTCGTCACACACTTCAGGCAGCAAGTTTGGTGTCTGATGGGTTTGAAATAGACAAAGCATTGCTTTCTACTATTATGCCATTGTTTGAAGATGGTATAGGCGTTTCTGAGCGCAGTAAGGTACTTTCTATTGTATCTGCGTTCTAAAAAATGCTGTAGTAGGATCAGCAATGTAGAAAATAATGAGAGGGGTATTGTCGCCCCTCTCTTTTCTATAAACTTAATTTAGAAAATATGAGCAATTTTGCAAAAGACTGGTTTGGTAGGAGAAAAGAAGAAGCCTACACATACACAAGCAACAAAAATAGATTCTTCAGTTGGGATAGTGGAAGAAGTAGTTATTCTTCTTTCTTTACACGCTCTAATGATAGTTTACAAACATCTGCAAAGATGATTGGTTCTATGTTCAGAGTTATTGGTGTTCCCAAAACATTTGACTATAAGGCACATAACCCAAAGAAAAATACTGAAATTCAGATTCCAATTCACATGTTGAAAGATGAAGATGGTAAGTATCGTGAGCCAAATCCAGAGATTCTTGATGCATTCTATGGTGCTGCTATACAAAATGCTGCTCTTGCTTCTATGCAGACAACAAGTGAGTATGGTAAATCTATTACATGTAGAAATACAAATAGAACTGGATTTTCTTTGAAAGATTATATGTTCAGCATTCTTAATACAGAACGTATTGACAAAAAGCTTGCTGACAGACTTCCTGGTTATCTGAAATTTGTACAGAAATACAAAGACCATCTGTATGACAAGAACTATATACCTATTAGTCCTGAAGAAAAGGCTCAAAAACGTTTATTGGATCTTGTCACAAGAATGTTAAGGTATCCTGCTAATGTTACTGAAGAAGAACTTGCAGAATTTGCAAAGCCATTGAAACAAATGGAGCGTCTTTTAAAGAAACATGGAGGAATTCCTGCAACATCTGATGATTGTGCATCTATGGCTTCTAGCCTTGCTAATATTGTATACAAATACATAGAAGAAGAGGAAGAAGAACCAAAATCTAAAGGTGGAGGTGATGATAATGATGAAGATGGAGGAGAAGATGAGCCAAGTACTGGCGGTAAACCATCACCCTCAGCACCAAGCATGGATAAGTCTCAGTTAAATGAATTTGCAAAAGAAATGATGTGGAATTCATTTGGTCAAGATGAATCTGATGAATCAGATGCTGAACAAATGAGTGCATTCAATGATTTTGTTGATGATATGACGTCTGAGCCAACTACACCTAAATCTAATATAGATTATAGTAATAATGGTATTGCAAAAGATGGTAATGTTAAATTTATCAAATCTCGTAGCAACAAAGCAACTTATCAAGCAAATCTTAAAAGGATTGATATTACTAAAGCTGCAGTACTTCAAAAGTTATTTCAGCGTAAGAGTAAAGATTATCAGTTTTCTATGCGTTCAATGCGTTCTGGCAGATTGGATACTAATAAAATTGCAGAAGCAGTTCAAAAAGTACCAACTGTTTATGAACGTTTTGGTAAGGTAAAAACTGACAAGATTTGTGTTGGTGTGTTGATTGATGAGTCTGGTTCTATGTGTGGTAGTAAAATACAAAAGGCACGCGAAGCTGCTATCTTTATTAATGAAGTTTTTAGAGGTATGCGCGATGTTGAGCTTTTTATTTATGGTCATACAGCAGATGAAGAAGGTTCTGGTTCTACACAAATCAGAATATATCGTGAACCAGGATATCACATGGATTCTTATGCATTAGGTGCTGTTGAAGCAAGAAGTAATAACCGTGATGGTGATGCAATCATTGCTACTGCAAAACGTATCAGAAAACAGACAGAAAACCAAGGTATTTTGTTTGTATTATCTGATGGTCAGCCTTCTGCACATGATTATAATGGTAGAGAAGCCATTAATGATACACGTGAGAAAGTGAGCAAAGCACAAAATCTTGGATTTCAAGTGATTCAGATTGCTATTGAAGAGTCTGTTCCATCTAAAGAGATGTTTGATTACTATATTAAGATGACAGATATCAAGAATCTGCCACGTGATATGGTAGGATACATGTCTCGCAAGGTTGATAAACTCATCAAGGAACGTGTTACATTGTAAAAGTTATGGCTCTTGGATAAAACTAAGAGCCATTTCTTTAACTTTTAAAAGTTTAAACATATGGTCAATAAACAGAATCCTCTTGTGGAGAGCGTAGAAAGAAAAAGTATGCTAATAAGACCTAGTGGTAGATCAACTGATTTTATTAGTCCAAGCTTTGGTCATGGTTGTTTGTACAATTGTGGCTATTGCTATATGAAACGTCATAAACCAGAAGGACTTACTATTGCAGACAAAAAGAGTGTAACTGATATTCTTACAGAAATCAATGCTCATGCGTGGTTTGATACAACTGAAAAGCCAAATCAAACACATGATGAGTATATTACATATGATATATCTTGTAATGAAGATTTTGCACTACATGCCAAATATCATGATTGGCAAAGAATATTTGAGTTCTTTAAAAATCATGAACGTGCTATGGGTTCTTTTGCAACCAAACATGTAAACAATAAACTTTTAGAGTTTAACCCTCAAGGTAAAATTAGAATTAGATTTAGTCTTATGCCAATACCTTATGCAAAGATTTTAGAACCAAATACAAGTAAGATTATAGATAGAATTAAAGCTATCAATGATTTTATTGAAGCAGGTTATGATGTGCATATTAATTTTTCTCCTGTGATTGTCACAGATGGATGGTTAGAACAGTACAGAATCTTATTTGAGGGTGTTGATGCCTTTGTAGATAGAAAATATAAACATCTTGTTAAGTCAGAAGTTATATTTCTTACGCATAGTAAAGACAAACATCAGTATAATTTAGACAATGAATTACCTGGTGAGAATCTTTTATGGCGTCCAGATATACAAGAAGATAAGATATCTCAGTATGGTGGAGAAGCATTGCGTTACAAATCAGGTTTTAAAGCAGATAGAATCAAAGAATTTCTTGAATTAAAAAATGAAATAATACCATGGAACGTTACGAGATACGTATTTTAAATGGAGTAACAGTAGCTACTCCTAAAAGAAAAAAACCAAAAGCAGAGGAAAAACCTGCTGAGAAAAGAGAAAAACTCAAAAGTAAACCAAAACAAAAAGGAATAAACAATGAAGAGGGAGATTAAAATTTATTGAGCGTATGAAAAGAATAATTATTATGATGCTTTTGCTATTTGCAATTACATCATGTCAAAAGGAAAAATTCTGCAAAAACAAAAATTGTGGAGAAATTGTAAATGATGATATCACATTTGATGCATCAGGCAATGCTTGTTATTCACTATCTATCAAAAACAAATGTTCTGGTAATGTAAAAACATGGTGTTTTGATTATAACACGTGGTTTAATTCACCTGTTGGTAGTGATTTTTGTGTTAGTAATGTAGAAAGTTGGTAACATGTTACACTTTCTAAAATATCTAGTGGTATGGATAAGCCAAAACTTGTCCATACCTTTCTGGATGGTGGGTCATGTACATTTAATGACTACTGTTTACCAAGATATTCATGAGATAATTGCATCTTTGGGTATGAATATTATTGTGGCAATTGGATTTACTATTGATTATTTAGAAAACAGAAAAAAATGATGATAACAGTATTTAGAGGGACTTATATACTTTTGTTAAGCTATAATCCTTGTGATGTTTTTGACTATTTTGGTGTTGAGTCTATGCATGGTTTATCTAAAACAGAATGTATGGCGCATCATAATACTCCTGACAGTTCATATATTGCAGGATGGTGTAATTTTGTACCAAAAGAATCTGACGAATATACAAATGAGGATGCTCGTTTTTTATTTATTAATCTTGCTAGATGTACCGATGACATATCTACTATGGGTTTGATCATGCACGAAATGATGCATCAATCTTTTTTTATTCATGATTACAATATGGATAGCGAAGAAGAAATTATCACTTGGGCAGAAGAAGAAGCATACAAAGTGTATGATATTGTAAAACCTTTTAGAGGAAAAGTAGTAAAACAAGCATTAATACCTAAATAACCATGAGTAAAGATGTAAAAAAACCTTGTTATAATTGTCATATGGAAAAAGACAAATCTGAAATGCAAGAGATTGGAGTTTGGGTATGTAATGAATGTTTGGAAAAATTTAAAAAACCTATTAAGAAACCAGCTAAATCAGAATAGTATGAAAACAGCAGTAGAGTGGTGGAAATTGTTGATTGTATTTATTTCAGCAATATTTTTAGAGGCAAATAGCATAGCAGGGTTTAAATTTCTAATGGATAAAAATTGGATTGGTATGGTAATGATGGTTGCAATTAATCCATTTCTTTGTTTACCAATGAATCATTATACTATAGAAGTAAAAACATTAAAACAAAGAGCATTAATTGCATTAGCGTTTAGTTTAGGATTTACAACAGGAGTATTAACTATAAGACCATTTTTTATTTAACCTTTAAATTAGAATAAGATGGAAGAAGATAAAAAAGTATTTACATTAAGAGAGTATTTACAAGCAGTTGATAATGCATATGAAACTGGTAAAGCAAATAAACCAGTTGAAGAAAAAGAAAAAATGATTGCACATATTAAACATTCAGCAGAAAAATGGGCTAATATTGTAAATAAATCAGAATAAGATGGCTGATGAGAAAAAGAAAATCAAAGTAGAAGATCCCATTGTGCTTAGCGTGATGGGTAAATTCTACAAAAGAAGCCAAGTTGGTATAAAAAAGTATGGCACTATGCTTAATCGTACAGATTTAACTGTCAGTGAATGGCTTAATCATGCACAAGAAGAAGCAATGGATCTATGTTTATATTTAGAAAGATTAAAGTCAGAAGTTAAAGATTATGAATCTAAAATCAGAAATAATGATGAATTATAAGTATCCACAATGGTTAGTAAATACATTGCATATACTAGCAGGAATTGCAATTGGTTTTTTAATATCTAATTTTATATAAGATGTCTGATATAACAAAATGTCATGGACTTGATTGTCCAGTAAAAGAAAAATGTAAAAGGTTTACTGCTAGATCTAATGATAATTGGCAAGCATATTTTCTAGAACCACCATATGATAAAACTGATACAAGTTTTACATGTGATATGTATTGGGGAGATAATGCAGAAGCAGTCTGGCAGGACTTAAAAAGAGCAATGGGTATTAACTTACCTGAGTAATTTGTCCAGTAAATTGTGCAAAAAACTGGACATTTGTCAACTTATAGACTGATATTTTTTCAAAATTTTAAGGTTATAGGTTGACAAAATCATATTATATTGCATATAATTAAGTGTAAAAGCACAAAAACTGATGCAATTGCATATAAAATCACAGTATAAAGTGCATTTTGATACCCTTTTGGGTATAAATATGTCATAAAAGGGACATTTATACCCTTTAAGGTGCATTATAAGACACATTAGTATTTACAAAAACCTGTAAAAATGAAAAAACTATTTAAACTTATGGCTTGGATTCAAGAACAAAAAATACAAGCTATGATTCATTGTGGCAGAGGTTTTAATTAATTAGAATATGGAAGAGCCATTAATGTCATTACACCCAAAAACTTGTCAAGAAAAACTTCTATGGGAGAAAGAAAGAGTTAGAAGTTTAACTGAAGAAAATGCTAAGTTATTAGCTCAAATCAATAACCTAACAGCGCATATTGAAGACTTAAAAAATCAAATGAAATTTACACAAGTTGGTGCGTTGATTATAAAAACTCAAAAACAAAAACAAACCATAAAAGATTTAGAGAACAAGAACAAAGACTTAAGATCTAATAATGAGCAGTTATTAGTTACATTAGGTAGATTACAGACTAATCGTTGATCTCAGAATCATCTTTAAGAAACTTTGCTTTCTCAGCTATAACATTAAATATTACTAGTGCAGCAGCTGAGCTAAAGCATTCATCAATTTGTGTTTGAACAATGTCCATAGGAGCAGGGGTAACAAGAACTTCCCCTGTTCTTAAATGGATTTTTGTACCAGCATCTGGATTCATAACATTTACAAAAGATGTACGTGTTATGTGTGTTATATTAATATGCTCAATATAATCACCATTATCTGGATCCTTGAATAGAATTGGTAGAAACATTATAGTACAGTATTGTTTTCTATCTTATAATTTTCTACTGATACAGTATCATTGATTTTTGTAAGAATTGCAAAACCATGATTCCATTCATTTACTTCCATATAATCTGGATGTAAATCACATAAGCATCCCACGCTATAACCTACAATAGAATTAGATTCTTCAATGCCATAAATGCGCTGAGAACTCTGTGAACTTTTATGAAAATGGCTCACAATACAGTTAGTTTTAAATTTCATTAGAGCAGTTCTTGCTGGCACTACACCACCTGCTCCAGGAATTTTATCACCATGCTCAATAAGATAATTGCCAAATACTACTTTTGTTCTAAATGGTATGTATTCAATTCTATGTTCTGCTACTCTTAGTATAACATCTAATCTGAATTCATCTATGTCAAGTAGTTCTGCAGATTTGATTTTTAGATACCTTTCAAATCTGTTTTCATGATTACCTGGTATAAAGTAAATAGGTATACTTGGAAATCTTGAACGTATGTAAGCAAAGAACTGTTTACCAGCTTCAATTTCATCTTTGAATTTTACTTTACGCGGATCTTTCTCATGAAAAGAAAGTTGATAGAAATCTAATAAGTCTCCATTGATTAATATGCTATCTACATTCTCTGCTTCTACTTTATCTAAAGCAGTCTCAATAGCATCTTCATCATGAAATGGTATATGTAAATCACCAATAACAGCAAGCTTTTTACATCCTTTTGGAAATAAAAAAGTTTCGCGTTTTTGTGTTAATGATGCAGGCATTGTGCTATAATTTTGCATAACAGTTGCTTTTAATGGGTTTATGAAGTCTTGATTCCCTAAATTTTTTCTTAATTTTTTGCCCATTTGACCTCTATAATATCTTACACGAAGATACACAGCTTCTTCATTATAAAAGAATGCAGAATTTTCATTGTAGATTTTACGAGCAATGGTTTTAGAAGGTGAATCTTTGTATTTTTCTAAGTATTCAAATACAATTTGTGTGTTTGTGTTTGGTTTCCTCAATTGATATATTTTTTGGTCTTCAATAAAAGATACAACTTTTAACCACAAATTGCAAATAACTAATTTTTAAGGCATAATCAGTCGCAATCCACAAGTATTCAACGCAATGCAATTTACATTTTTTTTACAAAAATGTCTATTGTAGCGCAAGCAATCAAGGTGGTAAAGCTATACTGTTGACTACCAAGAATAGATTGGACTCCAAAACATTGAGGAGTATAAACAAAATATCAGCAGTAATGCTGGACGTATTGGTTCCTTGAGAAAGAACTTAACTGCAATTAGAACACGTAATAGTAACTAACCAGAAATGCGAATGAGTTCTCAGCTTGACCCTACTATTTTTTACGCTATGCAGAGCTACTGTAAGTATAGAAGTGTATGAGGGTGC